GAAGCGGCAAAGCGTTTGGGGTTGGACGTTGTTCCGATTCACGTTGCAGATGGATTGACTGAGCAACAGGCGAAAGCGTACAGGATTGCAGATAATCGAGTTGGCCAGGAAGTAGAATGGGATTTTGATTTACTGAAATTGGAATTGGAGGAGTTAGACAATCCCGAACTGACCGGATTTGATGAAGATGAGCTCAACAGCATTTTGGTGGAAATTGGCGAAGGGTTGACAGATCCGGATTATGTTCCGGAAGTGCCGGTGGAACCGGTTACAGTTTCCGGAGATCTCTGGGAGTTGGGAGAACATCGATTGTTGTGTGGTGATGCGACGAAAGCGGAGGATGTTGTTCTGTTGATGGATGGTCAACAGGCGGAATTGTGCTTTACTTCGCCGCCTTATAACGTCGGCGGGAACACAATGGGAGGACACTTAAAAGATTCGGATAATTATTCTAAGTACACTAGCACAACTGACGAATTATCTAATGACGATTATCTGGAGTTGTTGAACTTGTCGACTGCCAACGCGTTATCATGTTGCCAATATGCCATCTTCAATTTGCAGATTCTTGCACAAAACAAAATAACGGTTTTGGAATGGATGAACGGTTTCAAAAATCATTTTGCCGATGTTGCAATTTGGAACAAGCAACACGGACCTCCAGCTATGGGGGACAATATTCTAAATGCGGCGTTTGAATTTTTGTTTATATTCTCTTCGGAAACAAACCCAAGCCGAAGAATCAAAACTGCCAATTTTCGCGGGACTGTCAACAATGTCTACACCGCATCGCGTGGTGAAAAAAACGCTTTTGCAAGTGTTCACGCGGCAACATTCCCAGTCCATTTGCCAATGTGGGTTATTAGTACATTTTCAAATCGCGGTGATGTGATGGACTTGTTTTGTGGTACCGGCACAACAATGATCACATCCGAACAACTGAACCGCAAATGCTACGGAATGGAAATCGATCCGCAATATTGTGATGTGATTGTAACACGCTGGACGGATTTTACAGGCAAAGACAATTTGCTGTTAAACGGCAAACCGTTCAAGTGGTCAGAACGTAAAATCAAAAAAGCCGCATGAAAGAGCAAACGGTTCCAATCGGGTCACTTTGCAGAGTTTTGAATTTAGGCGAGCGAAGGGTTCAGCAAATGGTCAAGGAAGGAATTTTGATCAAGGAAGAACGTGGCCGCTATCCGTTTTTGTCAAACATCAAAAACTATGTGATGTATTTGCAATCGCGTGTTGATGGGAACGGCAAGGTGCTTGATTTGGACGATGCACGAAAGCGCAAATTACACGCGGAAGCAATGTTGGTTGAGCTGGAACTGGAAACGGCACAGAAAAACACAATATCAATTTCAGATCATGGTGAAGTGATTGGCACGATAGGTGACACGGTACGCGGTCGGTTGTTGGTATTGCCTTCAAAACTTGCACCGGCGTTAGCACTAGAATCAAAACAGGGACTTTGCAAACAAATCATTGAAGATGAAATCAGAAGCACTCTTGCAGAAATCGCAAGAATCGTATCAGACGACGGAGGCCGGACATCAAAAGGCAAAGGCGGAACGGCGGAAACAAGCAAAACGGTTTCTTCCTCCGCCTAAGCTATCAGTTGCAGAATGGTCGGACGCTGAACGGATATTGTCAGCAGAAGCAAGTGCAATGCCTGGGGCTTTTACGACAGCAAACGCAGAATATCAACGCGGAATTATGGACGCTTTCAGTGATCCGCAATATTCTGAGATCGTGGTTATGTCCGGCAGTCAGATTGGAAAGACTGAGATTATAAATAACATCATCGGGTATTTTATTTCACATGATCCTGCTCCGATCTTGTGTATGCAGCCGACTTTAGAAATGGCTCAGACTTGGAGCAAAGACCGGCTTGCACCGATGTTGCGTGATACACCGGCATTGAGAAACAAAGTTAAGGATGCAAGGTCAAGGGATAGCGGGAACACGACTTTACACAAACAGTTTCCTGGAGGACACGTTACAGCTTGCGGGGCTAATTCTCCGGCCTCGCTGGCTTCACGACCCATCAGAATTTTACTTGCAGATGAGTGCGACCGTTATCCCCTTAGTGCAGGTTCAGAAGGTGATCCAGTAAATTTAGGGAAACGTCGTTGTAGTACATTTTGGAACAAAAAAGTTTTACTGACTTCATCACCAACAATCAAAGGTGCGTCGAGGATTGAAAGTGCATTCGAGGACAGCGACCAGAGATATTACAATTTGAAATGTCATGCTTGTGAAACGCCGCAAGTTTTGGAGTGGTCACAAGTCAGATGGGAAAAAGACAAACCGGAAACTGCGAAATATCATTGTTTAGAATGCGATGTTGAATGGTCAGATACACAGCGAAAACAAGCGGTTCGATCCGGAGAGTGGATTGCAACGAAACAATTTTCTGGAACAGCTGGATTCCATTTGTCTGGGCTTTATAGTCCGTGGGTCGATATTGCGGAACTTGCTAAGTTATTTCTTGAGAGCAAACACACCGGCCAGGAATCACTTCGAGTTTTTGTCAACACGGTTTTGGCGCAAAGTTGGGAGGAAGACGAGGGGGAGGGAGTTGAAACCAATGATATATTGGCTCGCGCTGAAAACTTTGAAGCGCCGTTGCCTGACAAAAGCATCGGCGTTTTGTGTGCGAGTGCGGATGTTCAGGCCGATAGAATCGAGGTTCTTGTTAATGGTTACGGATCAAATAATCAAACTTGGGTCGTGGGTTTCCAGATTTTCTACGGTTCTCCGAATTCCGAGAGTCTATGGATTGAAGTCGAAGAATATTTAAAGCAAAGTTGGCCGCATCCATCCGGTCATGATTTAAGAATTACAAGATCGTTTATTGACAGCGGATATGAGACCGGAGCAGTTTATCAATTTTGCAAGAAACTTGAGGCGACAGGTGTCCGAGCGATTAAGGGCATAGGTGGGAGCAATCGGGCGGAGGTGGGTCGTCCAACCAAGAATAACACGGCGCGGTGTAACGTCTGGCCGCTTGGTGTGAACACGCTCAAGACACAAATACTTGCGAGATTGAAGATTAATGATCCAAGCAATTCGGGGTTTGTACATTTCCCGGATTTTTTAGATGAGGAATTTTTCTTACAATTAACATCGGAGCGACTTGTCAAACGATATAAAGCTGGAATCCCTCGAATGGAGTTCAAGCGCTTGCGTCCTCGCAATGAAGCACTGGATTTGATGGTGTACAACCTAGCGGCTTTCAGGTCGCTGAACGCGAATATGAGCATTATTCAAAAGAAATTATCAGAAGTTAGAAAAAGCGAACCAAAAAAACAATTTAAAACACGTCCGAAATCATGGGCGACTAACTGGTGATTTATGGCAGATTTATTTGATAGCACTAATTATCCAACTACAGAACCGGAAATTTTAGTTGTCGGGGACAGATGGGTTTGGAAAAGAACTGACATTGGAAGTACATACGCGCCAAGTTCTTATGCTTTAAGTTATCGTGCGAGGCTTTTAGGTGCAGGAAGTACGAATTTTAGTTTCGTCGCGTCTGAAAGTGGGACTGATTACCTAGTAGAAATTGCTTCAAGCACGACAGTAAATTATACGGCAGGAACTTACTCGTGGTCAATGTATATCACCAGAAGTTCAGACTCCGAACGTTTTGCATTGGACACCGGAAAATTTGAAGTAAAGCCAAACCTAGTTACATCCTCCGCCGATCCGCGGACTCATGCCGGAAAAATGGTGGATTATCTGGAAACGACTTTGGAATCATTAGCACAAAAATTAACAACTGCATATTCAGTTTCAGATCGTTCAAATACATTGCGATCCATTGACGAAGTGCGCGGAGAGTTGAATTATTACAAAACTGTTTTTCGACGTGAAGTACAGAAAGACCGCGCTTTGTCAGGCAAACGAACTGGTCAAAATATTCTAGTGAGGTTTTAAATGGCTTGGTACAATCCCGCGAGTTGGGGGAAAACTAAAACTCGTCGATTCCCTTATCAGCGGAATTATTCCGGAGCTGGAGCTGGGAGATTATTATCCGGTTTTTTAGGAAATTCAACAAGTGCAGATCAAGAGATTAGACCGGCGTTGCGGAAATTGCGTGACCGTTGTCGGCAGTTAGCTCGAAATGAACCGATTGCCGCAAAAGCTTTGCAGATTTTTCGCACTCAAGTGGTGGGTGACAAAGGGTTGCATTTACAAGTCAGGGCAAGAAATATTCCGAGACCTGGACAATTAAAAGGTGATTTAGATATGAGCGGAAATGACATTGTTGAACGTGCTTTCAAGGAATGGTCAGCGAAAGGTGTATGTGAAATTTCAGGTCGTCACTCATGGATTGATTGTCAACAGTTAGTTCAGGAATCACTCGTTAGAGACGGCGAAGTATTAATCAAACATATTCGCAATGCAGACAATCGTTTTGGTTATGCAATCCAATTTCTTGAGCCGGATTATCTGGATGAAGAATACAATATCCCAGCGAAAAACGGAAATCGCGTTGTAATGGGTGTGGAACTTAACCAATACAACAAACCGGTCGCATATCATCTTCATGGAAGTCAATCGCATCCGTACGATTCAATTGGTCAAACAGGAGGACGTGTTCGAGTTCCGGCAGAAGATATAATGCATATATATAAGCCGGAGCGATGCCAACAAACTCGCGGTGTTCCTTTATTTGCTTCAGTCATGGATAAAATCCACCAGCTCAATGGATACGCGGAAGCTGAATTGGTGGCGGCCAGATTGTCTGCAAGCAAATCAATGTTTCTGCAAACGCAAGATGGTGTTGGATATAGTGGCGACGATTTCGATGGTGAAGCTCCGATCATGGACGCTGGTGAACCAGGCTCAATCTCTCAGCTTCCGCCTGGCGTTTCAATTGTTTCTCCGTCAATGGATCATCCAAATTCGAATTTTGGTGATTTCCACAAGGCCATACTCCGAAGTATTGCGTCCGGTCTTGGGTTGGATTATGTGACGCTCAGTAGCAATTTGGAAAGTGTCAGTTATAGTTCGATCCGTGCCGGTACGATTGAAAGTCGCGACAACTACAAAATGCATCAAAGATTTTTGATTGAACATTTTGCCAATCCGATTTTTCGGGAGTGGTTGGGTCTAGGAATAACGAGTGGCGCAATTCCATTTCCGTCAGATCGTTTCAATAAATTTGCGGATTCAGTAATATTTCGGGCGCGTGGGTATGCCTGGGTTGACCCACAGCGTGAGATTAATGCCGCTGTAACAGGTCTTCAAAATGGTTTTCTTTCAATGTCAGATGTTGCTCAACAAACAGGAGGACGTGATGTTGAAGAAGTATTCAGCGCAATTCAATCAGATTTAGAAATGGCCGACAGATACAATTTGAAAATAAACCTAATGCCGCTGGGAGCAAAGACAGCGGCACAACCAGAAATTGACAAAGGTGAAGATGATGACTGAAAAAGAAAGAGAAGATTTTGAAGGATTAGAAACGCGGACTTTTGCACTTGAGTTCGAAAGAGCTGAAGGCGAAGAAGATAACCGCACAATGTCAATTTCATTTGCATCGGAGGAACCAGTTTTAAGGTCGTTTGGTTGGGAAATTTTAAGCCATGAAGTTGGAGACATTGATTTTGATTTTATAGGAAGCGGACGTGCGCCTTTGTTATTGTCGCATGATCCAGAAACTCAGATTGGTGTTGTAGAATCTGCGAGTTTATCTGAAACCGAGCGAAAGTCTCGCGCGGTGGTGAGATTCGGGAACGGATCGCTTGCCTCAGAAATTTTCAGAGATGTACAAGACAAAATCCGAGCCAATATTTCGGTTGGTTATACAATCACCGAACTTATGAAACAGGATGAACAACGCGAGGGTCAAGATGTATACCGAGCGAAGTTTCAACCTAAAGAAATTTCAGTAGTTTCGATTCCTGCAGACACTAATGTCGGGGTCGGTCGTTCTGAAATTGAAAAATTTAAAATTGAAAGTGAAAAAATGGAAAATATTACTACAGAAATTGTCAGCGAACCAGTAAGAAAAGATGAAATTGACTTCAAAAAGGAAGTCGATGACATCCTGGCTCAACGCGCAAAGGATAATAAAGAAATGCAAAACCTTGGCTACCGTCACAATTTGCGTGACTTTGCCGACGAATGCATTGCTAAAAATATGAGTCTCTACGAATTCCGTACAAAGATTTTGGACAAAATTGAGACTAAACCGCTTGATTCAATCGAAGACCCGGTTGATATGAAGCCGAAGGAACAGAAACGCTATTCGTTCCTTAAAGCTTTGAATGCCGCGAGTCGTGGTGATTGGAGTAGTGCAGGATTCGAACATGAAATGTCAAGAGAGATGGCGCATAAATCTGGCAAGTCGCCTCAAGGTTTCTTTGTTCCA